CAATAGAAGTTATGACTTATGACCACTAAAATATTAATCAAGCTCCGCAAAACCGGCCAAGTCATTCACGCCATGAGTTATGGCTTTGGTGCGTATGATGTGAAAGGTAATATGTATGGCAAAAAGAGTTATCGGCTTTTGAAGGTGTTGTGTTAGCATTGCTGAAATCACCACCCCAGCTGTTAGCCCGCTTTATTGCGGGCATTTTTTTATGCTAAGATTACAGCCAGTGGGGCAGTGCCCTGATAAGTTGAGGCTGTGCCTGATGTTAAACCCTAAACAGGAAAAATTCTGTCAGTTATACGTAGAGCTAGGCAACGCAAGTGAAGCGTATCGCAGGGCGTATAATTCATCAGCCAAGCAAGAATCAGTTGCTGTCAACGCATCCAAGCTGCTTTCAGAGACTAATGTTTCGCTAAGGGTAGAAGAAATCCGCGAAGCACTGAAAGCAAACCACGGAATTACCCTTAAAAACATCTTGGATGAGCTTGAAGAAGCCCGGGCAGTTGCACTATCAGCACCTACACCACAAACAAGCGCCGCTGTTGCTGCAACGATGGGTAAGGCTAAGCTGCTAGGCTTTGACCGAGAGAAGAAAGAGCAACCAGCAGCCAAGCCATTCGTTATTAACTTCGTGAAAGCAACTGCACCAGATGCAGATTGATATTGCTCTTACTCAGCCTCAGCTTGATTTTGTTTCAAGCACTCAACCGCATCCGGGCATCGTTGGCGGGTTAGGTTCTGGCAAAACTAGAGCTGGCACAATGAGAGCTGTCGCACTTCTACTGTCTGACCCGGGTTGCAACGTCGGAATATTCCTGCCCACTTACGACCTTTTGCGACTTCGAGCAATGCCAGGTGTTGAGGAAGACTTGCAGATGGTCGGCGCTGAATACTCAATCAACAAATCAGAGTACAGAATCGATGTACCCGGGTATGGGTTTATCATTTTCAGAAGCTACGATAACCCGGGGCGAATTGTGTCGTTTGAAATCTCAGATGCTATCGTCGATGAGATAGACACGCTGAAAAAAGACCAAGCCGAATTGGTTTGGCGGAAAATATCTGAACGTGTCCGCCAAAAGCGCGCCCGGGTAAATACAGTTGCAGTGGTGACAACTCCAGACCAAGGCATTAACGGCTTTGTGTATGACAAGTGGGTTAAGAAGAAGCAGCCCGGGTACGAATTAATCAAAGCCCCAACAACAAGCAACCCATACCTGCCGCCCGGGTACGTTGAGCAGATACGAGCAAACTACGATCCAATCTTGGCAGACCTTTACATTAACGGAGAATTCGTCAGCCTAAACGACAAAAAGGTTTATCACTTCTTTAGTCGTGAGCGTCATCATACTGACCGAAGAATTCAGCAGGGTGAGCGCCTTTGCATTTCCATCGACTTCAACATCGGCGGCTGTTGTGCGACTGTGTGGGTGATTGACTCAAATATGCCGATTGCCGTTGATGAATTCGTCAGTCACGATACGCAGGACTTTATAAACAACCTGACGCGATACAAAGACCACAAGCTAACAATCTTCCCTGATGCTTCTGGTGGCGCGAATAGAACCAATGCCGCAGCGTCTGACATTGAGCTGATTAAAAACGCCGGATACGCAGTCGATGCTCCGGCAATGAACCCATTAGTCAGGGACCGGATTAACTCATTCAATGCGCTGTTTGCTCATGACAAGATTAAAATAAATACCAACAAATGCCCTGAGCTGACAAACGCATTAGAGGTGCAAGGCTACACCGACAAAGGCGAGCCAGAGAAGTTTAACGAACACCCCGCCGTAGATGACTGGGTTGATTCGGCTGGGTACTTCATCAATCGCCGGTTTAGTGTTAAAGCGCCACTCGCAACCGGAGTCCGTTTTGGCAGATAACCTATCCGACCATCAACCACACCTGGTTGTCTATCTACCAAACGACATCGAGCCAGAGGAGGCTCACATCATCTGCTTCACTCAGATTCGGATGCTGGCAAATGGTCAAGAATACTGCGGTGATGCTGATTTGATGATACGATTACTGGCAAGAGCTTTATTGGATGCGATAGATGGATAATATTTTAGAGTTACCCGTAGCGCCAAAGTTTAGCAAAGAGCAAGAGCTTTACAGCCGGCTGCAAGACTTAATCCATGAGTATGACGGCGAAATATCGCTTGTTGCTGTGATTGGCGTGCTGGATTTGGCAAAAGACCATGTTAAGGCGTGCTGCAGATGAATAACATCATAAACGACACCGAGCGCCGACAAATAATGCTTGGAAGGCTGGCAGCTGGATTGGTAAAGGCCAACGTTTACCCAACTCTTCAGGCTGCATACAAGGCAGCTAAAGCAATCTTGGATGAAGCAGAGAAAATCACGAGCATAACCAAGCTAAATCAAGTGACATCGCAAATCCGTCGCGCAGTAACTGAGATTGACACTGAAGGGTGGGGCGAGACTACGAAGGAGCTTGAACAAATAGCCATATACGATGCTGGGTTCTATGCAGGACTAGTTGGCTCTGCTGCGTCTGTAAAACTGAGCACTCCGGCGGATGAAAAGATTGTCAACTACATCAATAAGTCAGTGATGACATGGAAGAATAAAGATGGATTGGTAAAAGAATCAGGATTTTGGGTGCAATATACAAAAGCATACACTAGCTCATGGGCTGACCGCATAGATAGCATTGTGCGTTACGGCTACAGCCAAGGAGAAACAGTTAAGCAGATGTCTGACAAAATAAAGCAGCTGGCAGAAGGTGAGTTTTTCAACAGTGCGCAGTCTCTGGCAAGAACGGGGGTTCAGCACTACGCTGTGCAAGGGCGTCAGGCTATGTTTGATGACAATACCGACCAGCTTGCTCGTGAATATCCGATAGTTACATTCGACAATCGCATATCTGAATATTGTCGCTGGGTTGGGTTCACCTACGATAATGGATGGCCAATTGGAAAATCTCCAATAGGTTATCCTCCATATCACCCGCAATGCAGGGACGTCATCATAGCTTTGCCGGAAGGTGTGACGCTAGAGGGAACGCGCGCAGCTGTAGCGGGCAGGAAAGGCGAAGAAGCTGCAGAAGCAGTCGAACGCAAAGAGGAAAGAACGGGCAAGAAGCCAATTTACAAAGGCAAGAAAGATTTAACCATGTTCAAGCCAGGGCAAATTCCTGTGACCACGCCAATTGATGAATTCTTCGCTCGCCAGCCGCGTTGGTGGCTAGAGTCAAACCTAGGAAAAGAAAGGGCTGATTTATTTATGTCCGGCAAGATATCATTCAAAGACTTTTACACAGCAGCCGGCAGACCATTAACACTCGCAGAACTCCGCGTACTTGATGGCGGTTGATTGGTTACGCACAACCAAGCTATACTTGACAAAACGAATTGAGGCTGAGCCATGCGGTTAGAAAACATCACAAGACACCCTGAAAGCGCATTGATGCTGGCGGAAATTAAGAAAATTCGCGATTGTGTCAAAGGTTCCGCATTCGTTAAGGCTGAGCGCTCACTGTACTTGCCGCATCCGTCAGCACTTGATACCACTTCGCAAGAGGCGCTTATGCGGTACAACAAGTACCTGTCCGGCGCTCAGTTTCAGGGTATTCCGGCGCAGACTTTAAAGGCTTGGGTTGGCAAAATTGACCCAGCAAAGACTCAGGTTGAGCTGCCGGGAAAAATCGCATACCTTGAAACCGATATTGACGGCGACGGCTTATCAATGGATGGCGCAATTAGCCAGGTGTTGAGCAACGTACTTGCCGTAAAATGGCATGTACTAGTCGCTGACTATCAAGGCTTGTCTGATGTTGATTTAGAATCACTTACGGTTGCCGACATTGAGCGCTTAAACCCGCGCGCAACTGTAAAGCAATACACTCGAGAAAACGTATATTACTGGCACTTCAAGCGCGTCAACGGCAAGATGCAGTTGGCTTATATCATGCTTCGCGAAGAAGGATTGGAGTTTGACGAAACCAAGATTAACCAATTCAAGATTGAGTCATTCCTTGTATTGGCTCTCGATGAAAACGGCAATTACTACCAGCAAAAACTGGTAAAAACATCTAACGGCATTGAAGAAGGCGAGAAAAGCTCTGTAATGGTTGGCGGTGCTCCGCTCAAGTGGCTACCAGTTCAAGTCGTTATGGACGAGCCGATGCAATCAGGCGCTATGCCTATGGAGCTTGGTTATCTGTCGCCAATTGTTGACTTAACCCTGCATAACTACATCATCAGCGCAGATAAAAAAGAGGCAATGCTCAGCCTGCCACCGACCATCAACTATTACGGCGTTGGTGAAAACGAGTGGGAGCAATTCCAAGCAGTGAACGGACGCTCTTATGTTGGCGTTGGCAGCACGTCAGCAAACCTGTGGTCTCAAGGTGTAACAGCAGAAATCCTCAGCGCTCAGACAGATTTGACCGGTTACGACCAGAGCATTAAAGACAACAACGATGAAATGCGATCGCTCGGCGCATCTTTCCCGGCTGACGCAATCAGCAACAAGACTGCGACAGAGGCGAGCTATGATGCATCTGAGCAGGTGGCAAGGCTTGCTGTTATAGCTCAGTGTACAGAAGATGCCATGACTCGCATTTGCTTATATTGCGGCATGTTCGAAGGTTTATGGTCTCAAGATGACATCGAGCAAAACGAGCAAGTTGTTATCCAGATGAATCGCGATTTCAGCAACGCCAAACTGACCGCGCAAGAAGTGCAGCAGATTATCGCTGTCAGAATGAGCGGCGGATATGACCAGGAGGAATACATCAAGGTCTTAGCGCAGGGTGGTTGGACTGTTAGCGATGCTGAAGAATTGCTGGCAAGGCTTGATTCAGGCGCAGGAATGTCGCTGAATTTGCAAGGTAACGCGTAACCGTTTAAACTACAAAAGTGCAGGCGGTGCCTGTGCTTGGATGAAACAAAACAGAGGGTTGTACCTGATGGCTTTAACTACTGAACAATATGAACAGCTGCCGGAGTTTGCTAAGGCAGATTATGCAGAACATGAAGGCGCTTATGTGCCAGTTGACTCACTGCGAGTTGGCAAGCTGAAAGAAAGCCTGAACGGGCTAGACGGCAAGCTGAAAGAGTTTGAGAAAACCAAGGCTGCTGACATCGAGGCGGCAAGAGCAAAAGCTCTGGAAGAAGCCCGCACCAAAGGCGATGTGGCAGAGATTGAAAAGCGTTACAAAGAGCAAATGGATGACTTGCGCAAGCGCGTAAAAGAAGAAACGCGCAACGAAGTAATCAAAGAGTTGTCCGAAAAGCAGGCTGGTGAACGCGCAGCATCATTGGCAGACAAGATTGGTTTGGCTTTGGCTCACGATAAAGACGACGCCGAAGCTATCGCGGATTTAATCCGTAGCCGCGTGAAGGTTGACCCTGAGACCGGCAAAGAAATCTATTACAGCGCTCAAGGCAGTGCCTTGAGTGTTGACCGCGCAGGATTCGAGGCTGAATTGAAGAAAGAGCCGCGATTCAAGCGCTTAATCAAGGCTGAAGCCAGCACTACAGGCGCAGGCAAGGCGAATGGCTCGAATGGTAATGGCGGTGCCAGCAACCAGAAGGCAACCAGAGCGCAGTT